CCGGGGGTCGAGATCAGCGGCGTGTCGGCGTGGCGCGACAGGTTCTTGACCGGCTTCACCGGGCCAATCTGTTCGACGGCCTTGGCCGACTTGCCGGTGTAGGAGCCCTGCGAGACAGTGGACAGCAGCTTGCCGCCCTTCTGCTGCAGGAGCATCTGGACGTTGTCCTTGTAGGACTGCACGAAATGGACGGGCACCTGGAACGACATGACGTCGAGCCTCCAAAGGAAAGGTTCAACGCCAGTTGTCCGCGCCGTGCGGGCCAGCAACAGGTCGCCCGTTCGGCGCCCCTGTTGCTGGTGTAAGCCTAGATGCTAGTCCGCGTCAAGCGCCGCCTGCTGCGATCTTTTGCAGGGCTTCCATTTCGTCGATCGCCTTTTGCTTCATTCCGGGGTTCGGCGACAGGTAACGCGCCATGAACGCGCTGTCTTGCTTCAACGCTTCAATCTTGGCGCGGGCCGCCGCCGGCGACGTCTGGAACTGTGCGGCGCCGTCCGCCGACTTCGTGCCGTCAGGCGCCGGGAGCTCGGTCATGTTCTTGCCGAAGGTGGCGAAGAGCTTGAGCATCGCCTTGGTGCCGATGGCGCGCTCGATCTGCGGAATGGCCTCGTCGCCGAGACCGGCCTGTTCCTTGGCGGCGCGCAGGGCGCGGCGGCCGAGTTCCATGTTGTCGTCGAACTTGTCGCCGTATTCGGCGGCGAGATCTTTCAGATCGGTGACGGATTGCGCGTCGAACGCAGCCTCGGCCTTCTTGTCGGCCTCGAGCATCTGGCCAATGAACTTGCTGGCCAGGGGTGCGGGAAGGCCGGCGGCGTGGGCGGCGGCGGCGGCTTCGCTGAGGATCGGCGGAGGTTCGACGCCGTCCGGCACCAGCTTGTCGAAACCGTAGCCCTCGGGCGTCTCGGGCACGAAGCCTTTGGTTGCCTTTTCCAAGAAGGCAGTGCGCGCCTCTTCCGGCGCATCGGCCTTGGGAGCGACGAGCAGAGCGTCGGCGCGGGCGTCGGCGGGCAGGCCAAGGGTCTTCTCGATGTTGGTGTAGCTCTCGAGAACGTCGGCCGGGCTCTGCCAGCCTTTGTTCTGGATGTAGGCGTACTTGTCGGTCGGCAGGCCTTCATACCAGGGTTTCTCGGGCTCGGCCGCCGGCGGTTGTGCACCGGCCTCTGGAGCAGGCGGCTGTTGGTTTTCAGGGGCGCCGGCGGGCGGTTGCGCACCGCCTTCGGGGGCAGGAGCCGGGTCGCCCAGCAGGGCGGCAGAGCCAGGGTTGGTCGACATGGTCTAGTCCTCTTCTCGGATGTTGACGGCCTGATAGTCGTCAAGGTTGAGCATGGTGATGAAGCTGTCCCACAGTTCCCGGCGCGCGGCGGCGGCGACGGTGCCTATGGGGTCGACGCCGTTGGGTCCGGCAACAGTGAGGCGGGTGCCGCGCCCGGCGTGGCAGGCGTGCTTGAAGGCGACCAGCACCGTCTTGGCCTCGGGCTTGAGATTGCCTTGGCCGTCCAGCAGCAGGCGACGGAGCGCCACCTGTCTGCGCGCAAAAGCCGTGTCAGATCGTTTCACGAGAACCGTTGCGCGCGAAGCGTCTTCAGGTGCTGATAGAGGTTGGCGACGCCGGCGCCGAGGGCGTTAAGTTCGCCGATCGACTTCACGTCCTCGATGTCGAAGTCAGCGGTGATCGTGCCGTCCTCGTAGATCGCCACGCAGGCGAACGACCGGACCTGGCCCTTCTCCCACTGCTCGGCATGCTCGTGCAGTTTGGAGTTAGCTTTGCGCTGGCGCGCGATACGTTCGGGGATAATCAGTGACATTGCCTTGTCCTTTCAGGGGGCGTGGATGGAAATCAGAAGGCTGCGGCGGTCGCGGCCTTTCCTGCTTCGACAGCGGTCTTGGCCGTGTCGGCGATGACCGGGGCGGCCTCGAGCAGCGATTGAAGCTGCGCCTGTTCCGCCTCGGCCGCGTCTTCCTGGGCCATGCGCTCGGCGGACTTGATCATGCCGACGGGGGCGCCGTTGATGTCGCGCAGGGCGCGCAGCACGAACGGGCCGTCGATGGCCTTGGCGATGGTCGGGTCGAACTGCGCGATGGAGCCAGCGGCTTCGATCGTCCGCATCATGCCGACGCCCTCTTCGGCGCGCTGGGCGCGGGTCAGGGGGCTGTCATAGACGACGTCCATCATCCCGCCGGCCTGACGCAGCTTGTCGGGCATGTCGTCGAAGACGCCGGCGTTCGTCAGGATGTCGAGCTCGCGCGTGATGATCGGGTCAAGGAACTCCGACTGCTGGCGGCCCATCGTCGGGGCCAGCAGGGCGCCTTTCTCCTGAGCGCGCAACAGCGCCTCAGTGGCCGTCATGCGCGGGGTGTCGACGAGGATCTGGAACAGGGTGACGAGGAACGAACGGTTCTGCATCTCCCGCTCTTCCTGCATCAGTTCGAGCGTGATGCGCGGGTCGCCGGTCGGCGCCAGGCTCTTGGCCAGAACCTCGCCGCGTTCGTTCATATAGCCAGGGTTCATCGAGCCTGGGCGCAGACTGAACGGCGTCAGCGCGTCGACGTCGGCCGTGACCCAGGCCGGATCGGCGACCTGCTCGCCGTAGCGCAGCAGCGTGCGCTTCATGGCGTTGAGGCTCTTGATGCTGGCCATCGCATCCCACGCAGGGCTGCGGCCGTAAACCTCGCGGGCGCCCATGGTGTAGCGCGACACGGCGTAGGGCATGACGCGATAGCCGCCGGCGCGCAGCAAGGTCTTGCCGTCCTTGGCGATGTCGAAGGCGATGCACTTCATGCCGCGATAGGACTTGTCGTCGCGCTTGCGCTCGCCGTTCGGCCGGCAGACGTGGACGAACTCGAACTCGCGCTGCGGCTCTTTTTCCAGCGCCTTCTTCAGCGCCTCGGGCAGAACCGCCTCGCCGAACTTCTGCGCAGCCTGGCGCGCGGTCAGCTTGTAGTCGCGCCGGACGGTGTCGACGAGGCCGTAGCCGTCCTCTTCGATGTAGAGCTCGGACAGCGGGACGGCTTGATACAGGATCCCGCGCGACAGCCCGTCCTCAATGAAGAGGGCGGCGGTGCCGAAGGCGCCGAGACCGTTGTAGCATTCACTGGTCTGGCTGGCGAAGTTCGCCTGGCGCGAATAGCGCACGCGGAACATCAGGTCGCGCTTGCGCTCGAGATACAGCTTGATCTCTTCGTCGTTGACGAGGTTTTCGTCCAGGGGGCGAAGGCCGTGCCACTTCTGCGTCCGAGGCGTCAACAGGCTTTCCATCGCGGCGGCGAAGGACGGCAAGGCCAGCTGGGCGGTGCTGTCGAAGATATGCTGGTTGCGGCTCGTGCCGGGCGTGCGCGTCGTGTTGAACTCGTCGGCGCGCGGAATGACCATGCGCGCGATCTCGGAATACTGCGCGTCGAAGTTGGCGCGGAACGTCTTGTTCCGCTCGAGCGCGTTGAGCTCGTCGATTGCGACCTGGGACTGCTCGCCGCTCATGGGTTCAGCTCTTGGTTCGCAGGCCGGGCGCCATATTCGTCGACGCGCGGCGGGTTGGGCGACGCCAGAAGGATCGACGACCCGCGCGTCTTGGCCGCCGCAGCCAGGCGGTCGGCGGCGCGGCTTTGCGGCGTGCCGGGCTTGTTGCGATCCAGCAGCGAGAACAGACCGCCGCCGGGCGTCGCGCGACTTATAAGGCTCGTGACACCCATCAGGCGCCTCCCGCCGAAGGCGTAGTCGTCGAGCCCAGGTTCGGCAGGCCGCCGTCGCCGGTCAGGATCGTGGTTCCGCGGCCGCGACGCAGGCGCGAACGACGGTCGTCTTCGCGTTGGCGGTTGGCGGCTTCGTCGATCATGGGAACCGGAGGGGCGGCTTCGGCCTGAACGATCTTCGGCTTGGGGGCCAAAAAGCCCATGGCTGTCTCCAAACGAAAAACGCACGGCGGGCGAGAGCGCCTACCGTGCGTCATATCGCGCTCGAAAGCAAGAAGGCGTATCAGTCCTTCTTCGGCTCAAGCTGCATGCCGTCTCCACCGCCGGCGGCGAGCGAAGAGGCCGAGGGGTCGCCGATGACGACTTCGCCGGCAGGACCATCGGCCTGCGTCGGATCTGCGGTCTCGGTGGTCGTCACGAGCGAGGTCTCGCCACCGGGCGCGAGTTTCTGGACAGCCGCGGTTTCGGCGCCCTTCTTGCCCTTGCGGACGACTTCGCCCTTGGCCTGGTCGTCGGCAGACGGCTTCGGCGCCGGCGGTTGCCGCACCTCTTCGGTCTTGCCGCCGAAACCGGCCATCCAGGCGTCGCGGTTTTCGCCTGGGCCGTAGGGGCAGTCGAACTCCGTCAGTTCCTGCTTCTTGGCTTCTGCGCCCTGAGCGCGGATCGGATTGGTCATGATAGGCTCCTTCACCATTCGACCTGTCCGGTCCCGACAGCGGTCCGGCTTTGGCCTGCAGTATAGAAACCGAACGGGTCACGTTCGGGTTGCACGATGCGAGCGAAACGTAACATCATCAGGGCATAGCGGGAAGCGCAGAGCAGGTCGTCCATTTCCTTGACCAGCTTGCCGTCTTCTCGGTGATAGAGCCTGAACTCTTCCATCCAGTTCGGGCACATGCCGTCGAACACCTTCCACCGGCCGTCGTGCATGCGGGTCAGCATCTCCATGACGCCGACCTCGGTGCTGTTCGAGCCGTCGGGCCACAGGGCGTGACTGTCGAGCATGTCGAG